TAACCCTTTTTGAGTTCTTTTGCCTTCGATTCTGCCTCGTTAATTTTATTTAACCGAAACGATTCTTCTATAGATTGTGTACATGTAGGGCATGATACATTATCGGTGAAGAACTTATGTTCCTTGGTAATGGTAGATACTTTATTGGATAATTTACCTTTTAAGTTACCTAATTTTCTTAACTTTTTGTTAGAATTTCCAAACGATTCCATGTTATCATTGATACTTTTTAATTTTTTATCAGTATCTTCTATGATTTGACGATGAGTTCCAATCCCAACAAATATCTTTTCTAACTTTTCTTTTTTCTTATCAATATCTTTTCGACCAGTTTCTTCTAAGTCACTAATAAATGACTTCTGCATATCTATTTTTTCTTCTGTCAGGTCTTTTTTAATTGTTAGCTCTCTGATTCTTTCATTCGTAGATCTAACTCTTTCTCTTAATATTAAACCCATCGAAGAAAATATCTTGATGTCTAAGATGTCTTCAATGACCTCTCTACGGTTTGGTGCATTCAATTGCATAAAAGGAACAAAAGATGCACTACCTAGAACCACAATCTGTGTGAACGACTTATAATTTAACTTTAATACATTTTCTTCTAGCCATTTCTGTTGGTCATTCATTGCAGAATTTTGGTCTAAAAGTTCATCATCTTTCCATATCTCAAATATGTTCGGTTTAATACCACGAACAATTTTCCAATCAAAATTAGGTGTTGAAAATTCAATCTCCACCACACAATCTTTTTCATTTGTAGCATTAACTAACTGAGATTTAGTAATTTTACGGAAGGGTTTATTAAACAGAGAAAAAGTAAGAGCATCTAGAACAGTGCTTTTACCTGTTCCATTTGTTCCTACTATTAGGTTAGTCTGTGCTTTTTGAAAATCAATTTCAGTAAAATGGTTTCCTGTAGATAGGAAGTTACGCCATCTTATCTGTTTGAATATTATCATAATCTATTGGTGGAATTACAAAATCATCAGGTTTAATAATGACATATCTATAATTATACTTGTAACAGGTCGTAATTGCAACCTCTTCTTCAATTTCTATTACATTCATCTCTGGATAGTCTTCTGCTTCTAATAAACCTGCGTATCTTTGAGCATCATCTTGATCCTCAAAAAGATATAAAGCCTTAGCACCATCAGGATCTGTGACAGCATATGCTCCCTCGGTTTCTTGTCCTGATACAGTTAAAACAAACATTAGTCTAGTTCGCAAGCTTGTTGGTAGACTTCCTTCATTATATTTTTTACAATCTCTTTACTTAATTCAAAATCTGAGTCTTCAATATATTTATTCAAAATTGTTAGTGTATCTTCACCTTCATCTTTTGAAAAATCAACCTCTTCATCATCAACACCAAAATTTTCAACAATCTTAACATCAATTGCTCCAGTTTTAATTATTTTATCAAGAAACTTTTCAAACTGTAACTGATTTGTTTTTTTACGAACAATGACTTTTACAAATTTATCTTTGAATTCAGTGGCATTAAACAAAGTAGGGTTTGTATCATTATAGTATATTTTTTTAAAAATTGTGTATGTATTTTCAATAAATTCAAAATCATAGTTTTCAGTGTCAAATATGTGAAATCCTCTTCGATCATTTACATCATTCCAATATATTTCATATGGATTACCTAGATAGAAAAATTTACCATCATTTGAACGAGTATGATAGTGTCCTGAGAACACAGTTTCAAATTTATCAAAGAATGCTTTATCCATTCCATGTTCCATTACAAATCCTCGATGGGCTTGAAATCCATTTACTTCTAAATGACCAAAGGCAACTTTAGATTTTGTCTGACTAATTTTTCTTTTAGTTTCATCATAATTATCAGCACATATCCAAGGTATCATAAAGAAACTTGACTTACCAATCTTATATGAGTCAGGAGAAGAGATTGAAACTATATTATCATAATCTTCGAGTAATGATTCAACTGCGTTGATTTCATTTGTATTTTTATAATACACATCATGATTTCCAACTAGTTGATATACTTTGATTCCCATTTTTTGGAATCGATCATATACATTTTTCTTTGCCCAATTTAAAGACCAAAAATCAATATTCTTTCGATTATCAAATGCATCTCCCATATGAATACAAGTTTTAATACCTTTCTCCTCTAGAGTAGGAAAGAATATATCATCATAGAATTTTTGAAAAAAGTCATGAAAAACTTTACTACTCTTTCGAGCACCAAAGTGTGTATCTGTAATAATTGCAACCTTCATGAATTTTGTTTTGCTTGTATATTTTCTTTTATTGTATTATAATCAGATGCATTGAAGTTACCGTCAGCTGACATAACTTCTTCAAATCCAGATCTTTCTATAATTTTAGCACGGATATCCATTTGTCGCTTTTCTTTTTGAATACGACGTAGAAATGCATAGTGTATGATTTGAGTAAAATAAGCAAACGGGTTTGAAGATTTCTCTGGATCAAAATTTTTGATATACTGAACACAATTCTCAATACCATCACATATCATATCTTCACGAAACATATAGTTTACAAAGTTTGGTTTATATGATAAATGAGTTGCTATCTTCAAGAAACACTCTCCAAGATAGTTTGTAATACGAGGTCTGTCTTCTCCAGCTTCCTCTGCTCTTTTACATTGATTACGATAAATGACAATTGCATTTAAAAATTCCTTGTTGTTTACGTAATGTTCCGACCTTTTTCTTGTTCTAGGCATTTCATACGATCTCCGCTAGTTATGTTAATTATAACACAAAATATTAAAAATTGCCAAGGGGACTTGACAACGTAACGAAATATGTGTACAATAACTCTGTTAAGGGTTAAGAGACATATTAGCTATTACTATTTTTCTTCTTATATAGTTTCTCTAAAAATATTCTTGCCTCAGTTACACTAGATAGATATCCCATATCTTTACTTATAATAGATTCATTTGATTCTCGATCCTTATCAATTAGATAACGATTATAGATACGAATTACTTCTTTATCAAATACTTCAGACATTGTAATTACTTTATCCATATCTAATATTAATATTGTATCAGTAGCTGCTTGAACCCAAGGTATGACTTTGATTGCTCCTACTCCGTTATTTCTAATCATTACATTTTCAAACATTACTGGATTGTCTAATAATAAAAGAGTGCGATCATCTTCTTCACAGGGAGTTATTGTAGAAATGATTTCTTCGCCAGAAACTAATTTGATCACTGCCAAAAAATCTTGTTTTTCTTCTTTCTTTTTCTTTTTCATTTCTCTCCCAGATCAATTTGGACAATTTCGTAATTAAATTTTTCTTCGTTGTAAATTTTAATTCTTTCGATAAGATGATTGAGTGTGTAATTTCTTCGTGACCCGTCCAATCGACTGAAGATTTCGTATTCTTGACTTAGAGGGAGAAGCAAAAATGACATTGTGAAGATTTTTAATGTTAATTCCTGTGGAGAAAGTTCCATAAGATGCTACTATGATTGCGTTTTTTTCGGTCTCAGTAATTTCTCTGATCCGTTCTCTTTCTTCGGCATCAACACCACCGTGTACATAAAATACCTTGCGGTCATTCTGTATGGAATTATTTATGAGTTCGTAAAGTGGTTGGCCATGTGTCTCAACTCTGCTGAATAGAACCAAAGTATTACCTTTCAAGTCTAGCACTAGGTTCTTAATAAAATTATTTCTCTTTTGATGTGTGATTATGTGTTGTAGTTCTTCTTCATATACTTCAAACTTTCTTGGTTTATGTTTTAGAATTAGTATGTGTATTTGAAGTTTCGATAGATGCCCTTTATCAATCAGTTCTCTTGTCTGTGTTACCTTATAAGAAGGCCCAAATAATCCTTCTAAGACCCATTTATGCGTCTGTGTGCCATCTAAAGTTCCAGTAAATCCGAATCTATACTTAGCAGCATCCATCTTTGTCATGATGCTTATGAGAGACTTGGACTTGAATAGATGTGCTTCATCACCAATCACAACTTCAAAATCTTTGAAGAATGGTCTTTTTAATTTGTAGATTGATTGCCAAGTTGTAATCGTAACAGGATTTTCATTTGTTTTCTCTTTACCTGCATAGATTCGATGACAATAATTTTCTGCGTTCCACCCATAGTCCTGAAAATCCTTGAACATCTGTTCAACTAATGATGTAGTCGGGACAACTAAGAGTATCTTTTTATTTTTTTCTGCATAATATCTTACAACAGCATAGATCATTAATGATTTTCCTGAAGCTGTAGGTGAGATTAAAAGTTTACGATTATATCTCAGTGCATCATAAACTGCGTCTATTTGATAGTTTCTTGGTTTATGTTTTGAAATGCGAGTCATATATTGTTTGACTCCCTCTCGACTTATAATTTCATTCTCTTCAAAAGGTGCACCATAAAACTGATTATTTTCAAACTCTAAACTATATTCTGACTTCTTTGCCCAAGAAACAATTTTATCAACAAGACCACCATATATCTCACCAGTGGCTGGAGAATACAAACGTATCTTACCATCCCAATATTTGCTACGATATTGTGGCATGAACTTTGCACCAGGCACATCAAACGTAAAAAGATCTGATAACTCCTGATTGATATGTGGTTCTGCCTTCACAGTCACATATACTTCATTCTTCTTTTTGATGATAATGTCAGTCACTGTAACCTCGAATAAACTTTTGCCACTCTATGGCATTTTTTATTTGATAAGTCCTATTAGTAATACTCTTCAGAATACTATCCAAATAATTTAACATTACTTGAAAGTAGTCCATTTTACTCTGAATTTTAATCAAGTCATCATCTGAACCCAGATACATATCCATATCTTGTCTTATGACTTTATGGTCAAAAGGTTTATCTATGTATATCTCTGGATCTGCTTTTCCAGTATAATATAACCATTTTTCTTTTTTTGCTTGTTTTAATTT